GGTAAATGGGGTGTATTCGGTTGATTCTTTCTCTGGCTCAAGAGCGTTAAGAACTTCAATGAGTAGGTCTTCGGGGACTGAGATAAGGGGGGCATCGTGGACGATATTATAAGTTCCATTTTTAAAGACTGTTGGTGGAGCAAAAACTATTGAGCCATTTGATTGAACATCAACAGCTTTTAAAATTCCTTTATGTTCTTGTTTTTTGTGCTTTGTAGATTTTAAGAGTGAGTTGTAGAGTGCGTAGAAATGATACCCCCCGGAAGGTGTTCTGATTTCCAAGAAACCACGGTTTAAAAAAGGTGTCGGGTCACCGTCGTTTTTTGTATCAACATCAAATACAACGATGTTAGAAATTTCACCACAAACAATTGCATAATTCTGAATCGAGGAAGAAAGCCATAATTTAATTTCTCGCTCTGTTGGTTTTCTATTTTGAAACTCTGTCCACTTTGTAAATACTTTCTTCTCTGAACAACATGTATTGAAAAAGGAATATCCTGCGTCTTGGTATCTCTTTATGAAATCATTTTGCATTTTATTTTGTTTTTATTAGTGATCATGAGATTTATTATACCGTTAAAAAATAAAATCAATGTTCCCTGTCCACAGGTAAAAAAAATGGTAAAGTGATGAAGCATAAAAATTTGTTTTTTTATGTGATCCCAACAAACACCCTACTTTGCCTAGCTTTGCTAGGTAGAGGGGTGTTTTTGGTATGTGTGCCAGATAAGACAGCTCTGCCAGAGGCTTTTTTTTTTATCTGGCAGACAAAATATGGCTAATAATATAGACGGTTTACCATTCTGCCAGCTCTGCCAGATAAAAATAATAGTTTAATATTATATATATATGTCTCCCCCCCCCGGGGGGGGTATATATAACCCTTCTATATAGGGTTTCAGAAATGGATTTTTCATCTGGCAATCTGGCAGAATGACAAAATATGGCTAAGGTTAGTGTTATTTGCTCTGCCAGATGCTTTTTTTCATCTGGCAGAGCATCTGGCAGAGCAAAGAAAATATGGCTAACAATATAAAATCGTCATCTGGCAGATTTTCCGCTTTATCCCCTTGTGGACAACAAATCACCTCATTATCCCCCTATGAGCTATAATATAAGTAATGCGTAAAATATGCCGTGAGTGGCTAAGAAGATATGACGAGTCTAAGGGCTGTTGTGATTTTCCTACGGTCGCACACCCTAATCCTAAACTTAAAGAACCACTCTGCACCAATCCGAAATGTTGCAGGTATTATATTTGTATTTGTGGTAAACTTTTTGGGACACATGATATTCTTTAGTTTTGGAATTGTTATTGGACTTCTTCTCGCAATCCTTGTGGTGCTGGTGAGTGTGTATGTGCTACTCAAACAAAAGAAAGCTATTGAGAGAAAAATCAATCAGGTTGAATCGGTGCTTAAACCTAAAGGCTCGATTCTTGAACCACAGTTGGAGGAATTAGAAACTTGGATAAATAATTTAAAATGATACAGCCGTTAAATAATTATGTTTTAGTTGAGATCTCTAAGTTGGAGAAAACAAAGAGTGGTATTCTTTTAGCTACGGACAATGACGCACGACTAGAGAAAGGAGAAGTCATAGCCCTTGATCCACAAGTAGATATTGTTAAAAAGGGGGATTTGATTTATCTCAAGTTATACGCGCTGAGTTCGGTTGAGATTGATGATAGGGAATATCACTTTATTAAGTCGGAGGATATACTAGGAGTAGAAAAATAATGCACCATCACGATTATGCTGTTGTTTCTACGAATAACGATGGGCAAGTTGAGGTATGTAAGGAGTGTAAGCATCGCTTGGTTATCAAAAAGGATAAGAATGGTAGAATAGATAACAGTGAATATGTGAAGACGCACGTTAGGGACACCGCACAACCCAGTGGCGCAACAGCAAGAATTTTTAATAAATATCATGGAGCAAGTAAAAACAAAAGAAGTTAATGGAGAAACTCTGTACGCTGTGAAGCCCCCGGAGGGGCGACGCATGTTGCCTCTTGGCTATTTTAAAACAGAGGCAGAAGCTATCGAGGCGACGCGAAGTTATAAGGAGGCTAATCATATTGAGTGGTAAATAATGTCGACGGAGCTTCAAAAAAATCTAGCTAGACAAATAGTCAAAAATTTGAAACGTGAAAAGCCACAGAATAAACGTGAGCTTCTTGTTTCCTCTGGCTACGCTTTGAAATCTGCTATGTCGGTTCCACAAAAAATAATTGAACAGATTGGAGTTGTTGAAGCTCTTAATGAACTTGGTTTTTCCGAACAGGGTGCGAAGAGCGTTGTACAAGAAATTATGTACAACCCTGAAACTGATCCAAACGCTCGACTAAAAGCGACTGACCAAGTGTTTAAGGTTGAGGGTTCATACGCGCCAGAGAAAACAAGTGCATTAAATCTCATTGTGGAAGCTCGTTTGACTGACAATATTGAATTAAAGGCACTTGATGAGGAATACATGAGGCGTACTAGGGAAATTTATGCTAAAGGAAAACCAGACTAATATTATAAAGTGGTTAAGAGATCATAATATAAAAAATGAAGGTGGAGTGTCGTTAGACTTTTATGACCACTTGTTTCTATATGATATTTACGCAGATCAATCTCCGAAGTTAGTTTGCTATAAGGCGGCTCAGATTGGATTTTCTACGATGGCGATTCTAAAATCTTTGTGGCTCGCGAAGCATAAACATTTTGATTGCGTGTACACAATGCCAACAGCGAATGATGTTAAGGATTTCGTAGGTGGAAAGGTTAATCGCATTATAAATCAAAACCCTGTATTATTAGAGTATGTCAAGGATAAAGACTCAGTTGAACAAAAACAAGTCGGTGACAACATTATCTACTACCGAGGCACGTGGACAGAAAAAGCGGCTATCGCAGTCTCCAGTGACCTCAATATTCACGACGAAGAAGACCGTTCGAAACAAAGCGTTATCCAACAATATGCTTCCCGACTCCAACACTCTAAATACAAATGGGAGTGGCATTTCTCGAATCCTTCTGTTGAAGGGAATGGAGTATCTCGGTATTGGAATAAAAGTGACCAAAAGCATTGGTTCATCAAATGTGGCGGTTGTGACAAGGAACAATTCCTTTCGTGGCCTAAAAGTATCAATATTGAACGAAGAGAGTTTGTTTGTAAGGAGTGTGGCAAAGGGTTATCACGAGAGGAGCGAAGAGTTGGTTGGTGGATTCAAAAGTATAAGAATCGTGAGTTCTCCGGCTACTGGATAAGTTTACTAATGGCTCCGTGGGTAACGGCCGATGAAATAATAAATTATCACGAAACAAAATCAGCAGAATACTTTGCAAACTTTGTCCTCGGTCTACCGTATGTTGGCGAAGGAAACCAAGTCACTCCTGATATTATTTATAGGAATTGTAATAGCGATACTAATAATCAGGAGCGAGTCGTCATCGGTTGCGATAGTGGACTCAAAAAACATTATGTGCTCGGCAACAAAGATGGATTGTTCTACGCGGGAGTAACGCATACGTGGGAAACTATAGAAAAGCTCTTGGGGCAGTATGAAAGGTCAATAGCAGTCATTGACGCATTACCAGACCTCACAGAACCTCGCCGGTTGCGTGAGAAGTATCCGGGTCGAGTATTCCTATGTCACTACGCTAGAGATCGCAAAACCTATCAGATTATTCGCTGGGGTTCAGGGCTCGAAGCTGGCAACGTAACAGTAGACCGTAATCGAGGCTTGCAAATGGTCATTGATGATTTTGCTAATAAGAAAATTCCACTTCAAGGTACGCAGGACGACTGGGAGGAATTTGAAAGTCATTTTGCTACACTTTATAAGGTTACAGAGTTAGACACGCTTGGTGTGCCACAAGCTAGGTGGGAAACCTCGAACGGTATGGATCATTTCGCACATGCAAGTTTGTACTGGCGCGTCGGCATGGACAAATTCCGCAACGATGGTGGTAAGATATTCACTGGTGAGCCAAACGAGTATCGTGTATCAAGTCCTATCGTGAGTGATTCGATGCCTTACAAGCCAAAGTTTGATTTACCAGAACGTGAGTTAGAAGATTGGAGAACAGTATGAACACAATAATTTTAAATGATGTAGACGCGACGTTGTTTTTGGAGTTTCGCAAAAATCAAGACGCTTTTAAAATACTGTCTGATAATAAAATTTTCGATACGCAAAGTGGGTCAGTAGTCTTGCATTTCAACCTTGAGGGTCGCCTCGTGAAAGTTGACAGAAACCAAGTATTGTTTTTTGCTAAGCTGTCCCCATAGAGTTTGTTGCTTTCTGTGTGATAATGTGAGCGTTAGTTACGCCCTACCAGACAACGGAGGCGACCCATTAAAGGGTCGCTATTTTTTATATATAAAATGCCCTTAACATCAGGATATAACACACTTTCAGAGGACATAAATAAAGTTGGTAAGCCCGACGATTTAGTTTCAGCGTTGCTCCCTGAGCTTACTTTGGAGATGAGCGATGAGGAACTTATCGCTCTAAAGAAAAGCTGGATAAAGAACTGGGAGCCGTACAAAGTTGAAATAGAAAAGAAACAAAAGGTCAATGAAGACTATTGGCTCGGACAGCAGTTTAATCCAAACAAGAGTAGTGACAATGAACGCCCCCTTGTTGATAATCTTATTTTTGAATCATTAGAAACATTTTTGCCTATTGCTACTAGAGCGAAAGCAGAGCCATTAGTTGAGTCTGACAATACAGAGGAGGGCAACGCACTAGCAGACAAGGTTCGCAAAATGATTTTGTATGTTGCTGATAACTTGTCATTCAATCTAAAAATGAAGCAAGTCGCCCGGTACTGGGCGCTTCATTTGCTTGGCGTTATAAAAGTTGGCTGGAGTGTAGTTGAAAATGATATTACATGCAAAGCGATTCGTGCTTCAAAACTTGTCCTTGATACAAACTCTACAATTGACGGTTGCCAATACGATGGCTACTACATAGGAGAATACCTCGATGATATGGCAAGTGATTTGGTATTAAGATTCCCAGAGAAAGCTGAATTTATTAAGGACAAAGTAAAGGACAATATGGGTACAAAAGTGTCCTATATCATGTGGACTACTAATGAATATGTTTTTTGGACACTTGATAACGAGGTACTTGGTAAGAACAAAAATCCTCATTGGAATTATGATTCAGAAGAAGAACAACCTATTACTGACGAATTTGGACAGCAAACAATGCAGACCGTTCCTATTAAGGGCAACAATCACTTCAATTCTCCGCAAATGCCGTATGTTTTCCTGTCTGTTTTCAATCTCGGTAAACAACCACATGACGACACGAACCTAATACAGCAGAATCTACCACTTCAAGACCTTGTGAATAAGCGTCTGGCGCAGATAGACATGAACGCAGACAATGCAAACAACGGTATAGCCTTGTCCGGCGATGCGTTTACTGAAGAACAGGCCATGAAAGCGGCACATAAGCGACGTAAGGGTGCAGCCTTTTGGGTCCCAACAGGCGATGTCAATGCTGCGATTAAGGAATTACCCGCACAGCCGTTACCTAATTTTATATACGAATCATTACTTGATTATAAAAACTCACTCCGTGATTTGTTTGGAGTGCGTGGTTCTACTCCTCAGGGAACAATCAGGGAGCAGACGCTCGGTGGAAAGGAAATTATTAAGGGTCAAGACGCAGACCGTATTGGTGGAGGTGTATCAACTTATTTAGAGCAGTTTTCAGATCGCGTCTTTAATTGGTTCGTTCAGCTTATGTATGTCTACTACGATGAGCCTCATGCGGCTTCTGTTGTAGGGGTCGAGCGAGCAAAGGAATACATAACTCTTGTCAATTCGGAGTTCACCTCGAAACTCACGATTGGGGTAAAGGAAGGCTCAATGGTCCCTCACGACCCAGCTAGCCAACGTGGTGAGGCAGTTGAATTGTGGGCACAACAAGGCATTGACCCTATTACGTTCTTTACACGCCTTGAGTTTCCTAATCCTAGAGAAGCAGCGAAGCAGTTGTATCTCTGGCAAGCAGACCCGATACAGCTCTTTCCTGACTTGTTAGCAGAGCAACAGGCACAGCAGGCACAGCAGATGCAACAGCAACAAGTCATGCAACAGGAACAGTTAGGACAAGACCAGAATCTTGCGGAGGAAGAGCAAGACCGAGAGCTTGAAAAGGTCGAATTTGCAAATTTAGTAAAACAACCATGAGAAAACAAATTATAGACGCATTGAAAAG